AAATTGCAACATTGACAAACCAAAATATTCTTTTGGAAGCGAAATTGACAACAGTAATGACTGACTTTAATGATGAAAAAACCAAGTTAGCTGCAACAGCACTTGAGTGGCAAACAAAGTACGAAAATCTAGCATCTGAGGTAGAAGCAGAATAATGTCGGTATCTAAACCTGAAAAACGAGAAGAACTTGTAGACTATGCTCTAAGGAAACTAGGAGCTCCTGTATTGGAGATAAATCTTGCTGACGAACAAATTGAAGATTTGTTAGACGACGCTATACAGTTTTTTCAGGAAAGACATTATGATGGTATTGAGGAAATGTACCTCAAGCACGAATTTACTCAACAAGAGATAGATCGAGGAAAAACACATCCGGGTGCGACTGGAATATCAACTAATTCACTCGTAACCACTACAGGAATATCAACCTCTATTAATTCTGGATACGGAACCACCACTTCTGTTTATACAGAAAATTCAAACTTCATACAGTTACCAGAACATGTGATTGGTGTTGAGAAAATTTTTAAATTTGATTCCAGTTCTATATCAGGTGGAATGTTTAGTATAAAGTATCAGTTATTTTTGAATGACTTATACTATTTTAACTCTGTTGAATTACTACAATATTCAATGGTCAAGAGTTACTTAGAAGATATTGACTTCTTACTAACTCCTGAAAGACAAATAAGATTTAATAAAAAACAAGGAAGACTTTATCTTGATATGGATTTTGCATCCATAAAAGAGGGTGATTTTATAGTGATTGATTGTTTAAGAGCGTTAGATCCTGAAAAATATAAAAAGATTTACAATGATATGTTCTTGAAGATGTATTTCACTGCTCTGTTGAAAAGACAGTGGGGACAAAATTTAATAAAATTTAGAGGAGTAAAACTTCCCGGTGGATTGGAATTAAATGGAAGAGAAATATATGATGATGGTCAAAGGGATTTAGAATTTGCTCTACAAAAAATGAAAGAAGAATATGAGTTACCACCTCTTGATTTCATAGGTTAGTATGCATGGCACTCAATCCGTTTTTTCTACAAGGATCTCAAGATGAACAGAGATTAATTCAAAATCTCATAAATGAGCAGTTGCAAATTTATGGGGTGGAAGTCACTTACATACCAAGAAAATTTGTAAATAAACAATCTATCATTGAAGAAGTTCAATCATCAAGATTTGATGATAATTTTCTTCTTGAAGCATATGTTAATAATTATGAGGGGTATTCTGGTGCCGGTGATGTAATGACAAAGTTTGGTGTGAGTTTAAGGGATGAAGTTGCACTAACAATATCACAAGAAAGATTTACAGACTTTATTGCACCATTTTTAGATCCTGATGACTATGAGTTAGGATCAAGGCCACGTGAGGGTGATTTAATTTATTTCCCATTAGGTCAAAGGTTATTTGAAGTCAAATTTGTTGAGCATGAAAAACCTTTTTATATGCTTCAAAAGAATTATGTTTATGAATTACAATGCGAACTCTTTGAATATGAAGATGAAATTATTGATACATCTATTGATGAAATTGATGAACAAGTTCAAGATGAAGGATTTATCACTACTCTCAATCTTGTAGGAACTGGTAGAACAGCAACCGCTGGAGCTACTTTAGCATCTTCTGTTGGAGGAAAAACTGGTTATATTAGGTCAATCACTTTATTGAATGACGGTAGCGGGTATACATCCACACCCACAGTATTCATTTCGACATCTAGATCATCCACTCCAGTTAATGCCTCCGCTGTTGCTATAACAACGAGTGTGGGTGGATTAAATTCTGTTAAGGAGTTGATACTTACTAACGCTGGTGCAGGTTACACGCAAGCACCTGATATAAACATTGTTGGTGGTGGAGGAAGTGGAGCGATTGCTACCTGCACAATAGAAGACACTGAAAAAGGTGTGATATCATTTACTATAACTGATGAGGGTACTGGATATACAACAATTCCGCAAGTTACCATTTCAAGTCCTGCAGGTATAGGTGGAAAAACTGCAAAAGCGGTTGCTACAATTAATAATGATGCACAAGTATCTGGTATCAGAATAGTTGATCCCGGTCAAGGATACGTAAATCCTCCTGATGTGACAATTGCAAATCCAAATATTATTACAGGTCGTGGTAACTTCTTCTTGAATGATTTGATAGTGGGTCAATCATCTTTAACTGAGGCTAGAGTAAAAGAGTGGGATGCTGATACTAAAGTTCTTAAGGTATCTAATGTGGGTATTGGAACCACAATATCAGGATTTATTCCCGGAGAAGAGATAAGAATTCAAACTGGAATTGGACAGACTGGATTGAAGGAATATAAGACCGAACATGTAAGTCGTTACACAAGAAGTGTTTATATTGGTGCAGGATCTTCTATTTTGAGTGTGGGATCTGGAAATACTTCAAATGTTAATGTTGGAGATTCTGTAGGAATAATCACTGGATTTATTGGTGCAGGAGTTACTGTTCATTCGATAGGTAATTATGGTTATGTTTATATGAGTATTAATAGTATAAACACAAGTGGTGCAACTCAAACAGTATCATTCGGTAGCACAGTATTTTCTGGATACAATATTCGCGAGTATGATGATCGTGATATATATGATGAGTACAGTGATAACGATGAGTTTGAAACTGCTGCAGATGATATTATAGATTTTGCAGAATCTAATCCATTTGGTACATTCTAATGTTAGGAACATATTACTATCACGAAATACTTAGAAAGACAGTTATCTCTTTTGGTACACTGTTCAATGATATTCATATTCGTCACAAAGATCAGTCAGGAAAAGAAATAAGTGATATGAAAGTTGCACTGGCATATGGCCCAATGCAAAAGTTTTTAGCAAGAATTGAACAACAACCAGAACTAAATCGTGCAACTCAAATAACATTACCAAGAATGTCTTTTGAGATGACAAATATTGCTTATGACTCAACTAGAAAAGCAGGTATCACACAAACATTCAAAGCATCTGATGGCACAAATTTAAGAAAAGTATTCATGCCAGTTCCATATAATATTGGATTTGAACTGAATGTTCTTGTTAAATTGAATGATGATGCATTACAGATTGTAGAACAAATACTTCCATATTTTCAACCAGCATTTAATATGACTGTTGATTTAGTAAGTGTAATCGGAGAAAAAAGAGATATAAGTGTTGTCTTAGATAATATATCATTTCAAGATGATTATGAAGGAGATTTTGCAACAAGAAGAGCATTGATTTATACTCTCAACTTTACAGCAAAAACATACCTATTTGGCCCTGTTGCAGATACTCCAGAAGGAATCATCAAAAAAGTTCAGTTGGATTATCATACAACTATGGACAGAGAGAATGCAAGAAGAGAACTTAGATATGTTGCTACTCCACAGGCAAGAAAGGATTATGATGGTGATAATACTGCTACACTAACATTTAACATTAATACATCTCAAGTTAGAATTAATGTAAATGATACTTCAGCATTAGCCGTTGGTGATCGTATTGTAATTAATAGTGAGATCATGCAAATTAAAGAAAAAGTTGATGCAACCACCTTAGTTGTGAAGAGAGGATTTAGTCGAACAATCAAGGCAGAACATCTTGAAAATACAAAAGTTAATAAATTAACTACAGCAGACGATAATCTAATTCAGGCAGGTGATGATTTCGGATTTAACGAATCTTCAAGCATCTTTACTGATTCATTACAATTTAATCCTGCTACAAGGACAGACTCATGATGAACACAAATTTTGGAAGTATTGAAAAATCACTCAATGTAGAAACATCGATTGTTCCCAAAGAGGAAACAAAAAAACCAGAATTACCAAACGTGGTTCTTAAAAAGGATGATGTTGAAAAGGATTACAAATATACAAGAGGTCAATTATATTCACTGATTGAGAAAGGTCAAGAAGCTATCAATGGTATCATGGAAGTTGCTGGTGAGAGTGCGAGTCCAAGAGCATATGAGGTTGCAGGTCAATTAATTAAATCAGTTGCGGATAGCACCGATAAATTAATGGATCTTCAGAAGAAGATGAAAGATATAGATGAAGATAACTCAAAAACACAAAGTAATGTAACTAATAATTCTTTATTTGTAGGTAGCACTGCTGAATTGCAAAAGATGCTAAAGAAAGGTTTTCTAAATAATAAGGAGTCAGACACTGATAAATGAAGTCCTGCAAAAAAGGATACTACTATTGCAACACTGAACAAAAGTGTAAACCTATTCCTGACGGGTATACTGTTAAGGATGATGGTTTTCTTGTGAAGGAAGATAGACAAATCAAAAAAATTGTCAAGCAATTAAGAAAGTCAGTTAAGAGTCATGCAAAACAAGCAGATACTTTAGAGAAAAAAATCTCTGAAAGTAAGAAAGATCATGAACCAGAGATGATTCGTAATCAACTAAAAACTGCAGGTAGAGCATCAAAACGTATTGAAAAACACTCTCGTAAAAAAGATAATTTCAAAGCGTGGGTACAATCAAAGATAACTAAAGCATCTGATTACTTAGATACTGCTGCAGATTATCTTGATAGTAAAGAAGTTGATGAAGCAGCAAATCCTGCACAACAGGCAGCGATTGCTATTGATATGAAGAAGAAAGGTAAGAAACCAAAGAACATGACAGAAGAAGGACTTCGTGCATGGTTTGGTAAATCAAGTGGAACCACTAAGTCTGGACGCAAAGTAAAAGGTTGGGTTCAAGTTGGTGGTAAATATGATGGTAAGCCTTGTGCTCGTCAACCCGGTCAGAAAACAACTCCTAAATGCACATCTTCATCAAAGAGAGCATCTATGAGTGACAAAGAGAGAGATAGTGCTGCAAGAAGAAAGAGGGCAGCAGATCCCAATCAACCACAAAAATCTGGTGCAGCAGCACCAACAATGGTATCAACAGATCCAAAAAGAAAAATGAAAGAAGAATACACATCACTATCTTTGCGTTTGGAAGTTCCAAAAACACAAAGTGATTTTACAAAAGGTTTGATGTTTCGTGAGAGTCTTGAGACTGATAGCGGTATGCTTTTTGTATTTGATCGTATAGCACAGCAGTCATTTCATATGACTGAAACAACTATACCTCTTGATATTGCCTTTGTTAGAAAAGATGGTATCGTTGAGAGTATAAAACAGTTAGAACCAAGAGATCCAAATCCAGTATATTCGGATGGGCCTATTGAGTTAGCGATTGAAGTAAATCGTGGTTGGTTTGCAGAGAATAATGTAGAGGTTGGTGATGAATTAGTTGTAGAGTATGTTGTTGAAGATCCAAAAGTAAAGTATCGTTCAGAGACAGGAACAATTTACGATATTATCAATGAAGTAAAAGATAAGAAAGGTAAGGGTAGTGGTACAAAAGATGCTTGTTATCACAAGGTTAAGTCAAGATACTCTGTGTGGCCAAGTGCATATGCATCAGGTGCATTAGTTAAGTGTCGTAAAGTCGGTGCAGCGAACTGGGGTAATAAGTCAGAAGGAATGGAAATTCAAAATTCTGATGGACAAACAATAGCAGGTGTAGTTGACATAATTGGTCAAGAGCATATGAAACCAATCACAAATGAAAATGGTGTTTGGAAAGGAACTCAACAGGTGACTGAAGGAATGAAGAGAGATGAATATGGTGATCCAATGGGTGGGCCAAAAATATCCAAGAAACAGAAAGCAAAGAATCTTGCATCAAATACTCCTGATGAACAGCACACTACAACAACCTCTGAGGGTTCTGCATATGGTATGTTTAAAGGATCAGGTAAACCATCTGGTCAAATGGCAGCATTTGGTAAACAAGAAAAGAAACCAAATCCATATGGTAAGAGAGCAAAATTGAAGATGCTTATAAAGAGTATCGCTGAAAAAGAAAGATCAAAAGCAGGTGTAACAAAGGAAGAAGCAGAGAACATCGATGAGAAGTGTTGGAAGGGTTATGAGAAAAAGGGTATGAAGACCATGTTTGGTAAGAGATATCCAAACTGCGTGAAAAAGAAAGTTGGTGAGTCTGTATCTAACTGGAGAGATGAAATAGGTTATGAGGGTAAGGACGACCTAAAAAAGTTATCTGAAGACGATATGAAGGGTATGAGTGTCAAGTCTGGACACAAGAGACCTACTAAAAGCGGTGCTGGAATGACACAGAAAGGTGTTGAAGCATATCGTCGTAGAAATCCCGGATCTAAATTGAAGACTGCTGTAACTACAAAACCTTCTAAATTAAAGAAAGGATCAAAGGCAGCAAACAGAAGAAAGAGCTACTGTGCAAGAAGTGCAGGACAAATGAAGAAGTTTCCGAAAGCAGCAAAAGATCCAAATAGTCGATTGAGACAAGCACGAAGACGCTGGAATTGCTAATTGAATTATGTCTGATAATGTTTACCTTGGAAATCCGAATCTAAAAAAAGCAAATACTACGATCAATTTTACTCAGGATCAAATTCTTGAGTTTGTTCGTTGTAAGGAAGATCCTGTTTACTTTGCAAGAAAATATATTAAGATTGTTTCTCTTGATAGTGGTCTTGTACCATTTAATCTATATGATTTCCAAGAAAACTTAATTAGAAATTTCCATGAGAGTAGATTCAATATATGCAAAATGCCTCGTCAGACTGGTAAGTCTACCACCTGTGTATCTTACCTACTGCATTATGCTGTTTTTAACGATAATGTAAATATCGCTATACTTGCAAACAAGGCATCTACTGCTAGAGATTTGCTTGGTAGATTGCAACTTGCATATGAAAACTTGCCAAACTGGATGCAACAGGGTATAATCGCATGGAACAAAGGTTCTCTTGAACTAGAAAATGGATCCAAAATTTCAGCTAACTCTACTTCTTCATCTGCTGTCAGAGGTGGATCCTATAATGTCATCTTTCTCGACGAGTTCGCTTTTATCCCGAATCACATTGCTGACGACTTCTTTGCCTCTGTTTATCCTACTATATCTTCTGGACAAAGCACAAAAGTCATCATAGTTTCTACTCCACGAGGTATGAATCATTTCTACCGTATGTGGCATGATGCCGAAAGATCAAAAAATGAATATGTACCAACTGAAGTTCATTGGTCAGAAGTTCCGGGAAGAGATGAAGCATGGAAAGAACAAACAATAGCAAACACATCAGAACAGCAGTTTCGTGTTGAGTTTGAATGTGAGTTTTTAGGATCTGTCAATACGTTAATTAATCCAGCAAAATTAAAAAATCTGGTATATGAGAACCCAATTAACAGAAATGCGGGATTGGATATACATGAAAGACCCATTCCTAATCATCAATATCTAATCACTGTTGATGTAGCTCGTGGTCTAGGAAACGATTATTCAGCATTTATTGTTTTTGACATAACAAGTTTCCCATACAACATAGTAGCGAAGTATCGTAACAACGAAATAAAACCGATGTTATTTCCAAACATTATACATGATGTTGCAAAAGGATATAACAATGCTTTTCTTTTAGTTGAAGTTAATGATATTGGAGATCAGGTTGCAAGTATTCTTCAATATGATTTAGAGTATGATAATTTACTCATGGCATCTATGAGAGGTCGTGCAGGACAGGTTGTTGGTACAGGTTTTTCTGGTAAGAAAACTCAATTAGGTGTAAGAACCACATCTGCTGTAAAGAAACTTGGATGTTCAAACCTTAAAACTTTACTTGAGGATGATAAAATACTTGTAAAAGATTATGAAATCATATCAGAATTAACTACTTTCTCTCAGAAACATAATTCATTTGAGGCAGAAGAGGGATGTAATGACGACTTGGCCATGTGTTTGGTTATATTTGCATGGTTAGTTGCACAGGATTATTTTAAAGAGATGACTGATAATGATATTAGAAAGAGACTATATGAGGAGCAAAAAAATCAGATTGAACAGGACATGGCACCATTCGGATTTATGTCAGATGGTTTAGAAGATGAAGAAGGATTTGTAAATAATGGAGATAGATGGTATACTGATGAGTACGGTGATCGATCCTACATGTGGGATTATATGTAAATGAAGTACCATCTCTACGATCAAAATGAAATACATAAAGGAACTTTCAATTCAATTCAAGAGTTGAGAAACTTTTTATGTGAATTAAAGTATGACAATGATGATAGATCATACATGGAGGATACATTTGATCATATCAAATCAATAAAATGGCATTGGGATATTGAGGAGTGATGGACTTTGATGATCAGTTAGAACTAGAGCATCTGTTATTCACAGAAAGAAAATGTAGAGTTTGTGGGCAGATTAAAAGTCTAACAACTGATTTTTATGTAACAAGGAAAAATAGAACATTACTATCATCATATTCATATGAATGTAAAGAGTGTACAAAGAAAAGAATCAAATCAAAGAAGATAAGTAACAAATGGGAATATCCAGATTGGTAGTTCACGCATTGTTTCCCCACTACAAACATGGGTTTTAATAAAT